TTATAATATTGGAAATAACCCAGGACTGGTTGCACCGTATCAATATGACAAGCCTGACCCAATTCAGGAGCTTATTACAAAGCTTAGGGATGACGGAAGCAAGGAATCATATGAACTAGCAAAGAAGCTATATCCAAAGATGAGAACATTTGCGCCTGTTGTTGTTCGAGGAGAAGAAGACAAGGGTGTTCGACTTTGGTCATTTGGTAAAATGGTATACCAAGATCTTCTTAACCTTATGCTTGACGAAGATTATGGTGACATCACAGACGTAGAGAACGGAAGAGATATTCGTGTTGTATGTGAAAAGCAAGCAGGAAGACAGTTTGCAACAACTTCAGTTACACCGCGCGGTTCAACAACACCACTTACATCAGATTCTGATCAGTTGGCGACTTGGACGACTGAGCTTCCAGATCCAACTGCACTATATGAGCTTAAGTCATATGATGCACTTGAAAAGATTGTAAATGATTGGCTTACAGGGGACGATACTTCAGATAGTACTGGAACTGAGAGAAGTTCAAATCAAACTTCGCAAGCGAATCAAGAGCAAGTTTCATCTACTACAACATCATCACACAAGTCATTAGATGATGCATTTGCAGATTTGGAAGATATTTGATTTAAAATATACAGATTTATTATTGAAAAGGCGATAACAATGTTATCGCCTTTTTTAGTTTGCTATGAACAAAATAAAAAATTAATATAAAATAAATTATATGGAGAATTTGAATGGCGAGAAAAAAGAAAACAGAAGAAAGCAAAACTGATTTGGATGATTTTGCTAGCGATCTTATTAAGTCACTAAACAAAGAGCAGGGCAGTAGGGTTGCATATAATTTATCATGTGATGATTCACCTACACACGTAAAACGATGGGTATCTACGGGTTCAAGGCTTTTGGATTATATTTGTTCAAATAGGCGTATTGGTGGCTTACCAGAGGGAAGAATAGTTGAAATATTTGGACCCCCATCAATTGGAAAAAGTCATCTTGCAACACAGATAGCTGCATCAACCCAAAAAATGGGTGGAATAGTTGTGTACATAGACACAGAGAATGCAACATCAGTTGAAAATCTTGCAATGCTTGGAGTTGATGTTTCAAAGCGTTTTGTATATGTTGATACACATTGCACAGAGGACGTATTTCAAGTTGCAGAGTCAACAATTCTTAAAGCGCAAGCAATGAACAAAGATGTTCCGATTACCATTATATGGGATTCAGTTGCAGCTACCTCGCCAAAAGCTGAGCTTGATGGTGATTACGACAAAAACAGTATTGGGCTTAATGCAAGGGCAATCTCTAAGGGAATGCGTAAAATAACTGGTGTAATTGGCCAAACAAATACATTGATGGTTTGCTTAAATCAAACAAGAACAAAGATTGGTGTAATGTACGGTGATCCAACAACAACACCTGGCGGTGCTGCAATTCCATTTCATTCATCTATTCGCCTAAAGTTAGGCGCAGGTCAACAAATAAAAGAGGGCGATGATGTTGTAGGAATCCATGTTTCTGCAAAAACAATTAAGAACAAAGTAGCTGCACCGTTTAGGACTGTAAAATTTCAAATTCATTTTGGAAAAGGTATTAAAGAACATGAGGAAATATTTGATATCCTTAGAAAGCATGGGCCTGAAACAATTGATGGCAAGGTAGTAGAAATAAGTGGAACAGGATCTTGGAAAAACTATCTTTTGGCAGATGAAGAAACAGGCGAAGTAATTGATGAAAAAAAGTTTCATAAAGCAAAATTCGATGAATTATTATCTGATCCACAATACTCTACACATATTGACAATCTTCTAGAAAAAGCAATGGTAAAAATTTTAAATGACGAAGCTGAATTTGATATAAATTCTGAATCATATGAAGAAATGAAAGCTGTTGCACTTGAAATTGAAGACACATCAGACGGATATAATGACTTGATATGAAAAGTGAAAATCAACCAATTTTAATCATTGATTTTCTTAATATATTTACTAGGCATTTTACTGTTAATCCTACACTAAACAAAGAAGGAATTCCTATTGGTGGTGTAATTGGATTTATGAATAATTTAAAATATATTCTTGAAGAAATATATCCAAAAAATGTTATAGTTGTATATGAGTCTGGTGGTTCACCTCGTCGGCGCGCAATTTTTAAAGACTATAAATCAAATAGAAAACCGCCATCACTAAACAGGTTTTATTCAGATGATGAAATGAAGCATGACATGACTGAAAACAGAATGTTTCAAATTGGTGTTTTGATGGAAATTTTAAAAAATATTCCAATATGTCAACTTTACATAAAGGATTGTGAAGCTGATGATGTAATAGGGTATATTTCAAGATATAAGTTTCCCGAAGAAAAAATAGTAATACTATCATCTGATAAAGATTTTTACCAGCTGCTTGATGATAAAACAACTATTTATTCACCTACATCTAAGAAGTTTATAAAAAGTGACGATGTATTTTCTCGTTTTGGAATTTATCCTATTAATTTTTGTCTTGCACGAACTATGATGGGGGATGCATCTGATAATATTGATGGTATAAAAGGTGCTGGTTTCAAGACATTAATAAAAAGAATTCCACAAATAGCAAAGCATGAAGAACTTGAAATAGATATGCTTTTTAAAATTTGCCAAAAACAATCTGAACTTTCAAAAATTAAGGTGTATAATACTATTAATGAAAATCAAGACATAATTCGTCGTAATTGGCAATTAATGTATTTAGGAACAGACAATCTTTCTGCAGAACAAATAAAAAAAATTAATTATTCAATTGATACGTTTAGCCCCAAAAAGGATAAAATGAATTTATTTAGATTAATGCTTAAACAAGGACTGTCAAAGTTTGACGTAGAGCGTTTTTTCTTTATATTGAATTTTACACTTAAACATTAAAAAGAAGCAATTCTAATGAGCAAGGATGAAATATTGACACAGGCAACGGCAAATGTGTATGAGTTTCCAGACTCAGCACAAAATCATTTTAAACAATACGGAAAAGCATTTCAGGAAAAAATCTTTCAGTGCTTACTTCATGATACAACTTGGTCAGCACAGATGGTTGAGGTCATGGAACCTGATTATTTTGAGTTAAGGTATCTTGCATATTTAACAGATAGGTATTTTTCATATTTTCAAAAATATAAGACATTTCCAACACTTCAGTTAATGATTACTATAATTAAGGACGATTTATCAAATGGTACTGATGTCCTTTTGCGAGATCAGATTATAGAATATCTTGTTCGTATTAAATCTAATCCAAATATAGGCGACCTTCAGTATGTAAAAGATAAAACATTAGATTTTTGCAGAAGACAGGCATTTAAAGAAGCCCTTGAAGAGGCTGTTACTATGGTTTCTGATGATAATTTTGACTCTGTTGTTGGGCTTATGAAGAATGCAGTGTCTGTTGGTATTCCGGTTTCAACAGGTCATGATTTTTTCGAAGATCTAGAGGCAAGATTTGTTAAGATAGATAGGCAAGTTTGCCCAACAGGTGTTGATCAATTAGATGCAAAAGATATTTTAAATGGTGGTGTCGGCAGAGGTGAAATTGCAGTTGTTACTGCACCAACAGGTGTCGGAAAAAGCCATTGGCTTGTTAGTATGGGTGCAGAGGCGCTACGCAGAGGAAAAAATGTAATTCATTATACATTTGAATTAACAGAAACATCAGTTGGATTAAGGTATGATTCTAATTTATGTAATATTCCAAGCAATGAAGTGCAAGACAATAAAGACATAGTATTAAACAGGTACAATGATGCTGATCTTGGTAGGCTCATAATTAAAGAATACCCAACAGGCACTTGCACTGTTAATATGATCAGAAGTCATGTTGAAAAATTATCTTTAAAGAATTTTAAGCCGAGCTTGCTTGTCATAGACTATGCAGATATTATGCGTTCATCTAAATCTTATGATGCACTCCGACATGAATTAAAACTTGTCTATGAAGAACTAAGAAACCTAGCAATGGAGTTGAACATACCTATTTGGACAGCATCACAAAGTAATAGGGAAGGATCTGGTGCGACAATAGTTG